TGACTATCAACATCAAATTCCGTTTGTCCAAAGTTCGACTTGTAATAATTTTGTACTGTGTGAAAATACGTCGGGGTCATATTTTCGAGGAAAGAAACACCGTTAATCATGATGTCAGCATTCTTAAAAGAGAAACGGTCACCGGCGAAATTAGAATTCGACGTTCCGTATCCAAAAAAGAGAGACTTGACGGGATGGTTGAACGCCGAAATATCGAGTTTGTTGTATCCACCAGACTCAGTAGTGTTATCCGCGACGCTCTCGAGAGGAAACTCTATGCGTTGTGTCTGTGTGACGACAAAATCGAGTGTGCGGTTCAACAATGATTCTCGTTCTTCTTTATCCAGGTACACGTAGTTGCCATAAAAATCGGCGGTTCTTTCAATTTCCGACGAATTCGCTATGGCTGTTTGGTCGAATGTGATTTTAATCTCGACTTGATGGTGTTGCATGGCGATGAGAGGTAGGAACGCTTTATGGTCACAAAAGAAAAAGTGAAGAGGCATGAATGTCTGGTTAGATGTAGACGCTTTGTTATTGAGTTCCTGAGACTTGTTGTACGTATCGGCGAGATAGTTGGGCCATATCTCTGCGTAATAATCGTAATGCTGAGAATCAACTTTCTGTCCACCGATGTACAAATCTAAGGTTGAATTATGGAACAAATTAGAGGCTATGTTCGCGTTACTCGTGTTCGTAGATTCGAACCACAAACCGTTGATGACATCACCCAAAACCGGAATGGTAATAGACGTATCGTTCGTGTCGATAGTCTTGATGAACTTCGGGGCTTGGGAAAAGTTTGTGTGCCTCGTAAATTTCATACGAAAGAAAGAATGTCCCTCGTCACTCGTGAGGTACACATCTTGTATCCCCTTTGATACCAACTGTATTAATGCACCAGACATTTAATAGTTGTTTAGATTATAAAAACAGACACTTTCCCTGAGGGAAGTCACTCTTCTGTTCCTCCACCACCTTACCATGAATCTTGAATCCACCGTTTCTGTAGACTTTCATACGCTTGTAAAACATGGCTGTGAAAATAGACCACGGGTCGTGTACATCATAGATGTGTGGATTATTCTGTTTCCCTTTTGTTTCTCGCATGATACGACCGATACTCTGGGTGATGTCCGACTTTGGCGACGCCAAGATGACTGTGTCGAGTGTGGGTATGTCGAGACCTTCATGCGCTTGTGAGAACGTCGCAAAGATGATTTTCTTTTTAGACGACGCTTGAAGTTCAGCCTCTTTCATGCCACCCATGTACAGTCCCGAGGTTTTGGGAAAACACTGGTGAAGGAATTCACAATGTTGTCTGCGATCACTCAACACGAGTAACTGCCTGGTACCACTCGACGCCTTCTTCACGAGTTCCACGAGCATCTTATTACGTTGCCGATCTTCGACAACATCTGTGATCATGTTTGGCATCGAAATCTTTCCGTTTCGCATGGACGGTGGAGGATTTCTATAGTTTGCAGAATCAAACGTGACCGGAAACACTTCCACCTGTTCCTGATTTTTCCGCTCGACAGCAAAAAAGGTGGGGCCCATGAACCAGTGAAGCACCTTTGTGAGTCCATCTTTTCTCTCTGGTGTCGCTGAAAGCCCGAAAATGTGCCGGGGACAAAGTTTAAATAGAGATTGACTGAAAACCTTGGCACAGATGTGGTGTGCTTCATCGACGATGACTGTTCCAATACTTTCAAAATCCGAGAAGGAATACTCTTTCAGTGAGAGAGACTGAAGCATGGCGATGACAAAATCACACTCCACCTCTTTTTTGTTCTGCTGAACCATACCGATCGTGGCACCCGGACAAAATTGTTGAATACGTTCTTTCCATTGGTCGGCTAAGAACTGTTTATGTACGATGATCATGGTCCTATACCCCAATTTTGAAGCTATCGCCAGGGATACGGTGGTCTTGCCATACCCGCATGGCAACGAAAGAACTCCATGACCCGCCTTGATAGCAGCATCAAAGGCTTCGTTTTGGTGGGTGGCATCTCGGAGCTTTCCGGTGAATGCACTTCTGGTCTTAACAGGTTCGGGACGTCGGTCCTGGGAGGGTTCTCCAAGTTTAGAAGTTCCGTAGAATCTTGGAACGCAGATTCCATTCTTAGTTGGTTTATAAACTTTAAAAGGTGGTGGAGGAAATCCGAAATCGCCATTGACTATGGGTCTTACGGTAAGTTCTTTTTTAATTTCTTGTATCGGTCCCGCATCCACGAGGTATCCGGTCCGTGTAAGCATACTCATTTAAAGAGTGTAAACTTTAAATGAGTAGAAGATGCCTACTCTCGACGTCGATGAAAACATTAAGCAAGTTCGCGCGAACATTGAAAATCTGACTCAGGAAATCTACCGTCTGCAAGGTGTTTTGCAGACGTTCGTCAATCTTAAAAAGGGTGGTGTAAACACCATCGAACTTCCCAACGATCCCACTCAAGAGGTTGAAGAGCTCGAGAGTATCCAAGAAAAGCCCGAGTGATTTCCCACATTCCAAACACCCTTGAAGTTCATTTCGACTTCCACTTCGTCATCCCGTATAAGAGACTGTACAGGTTTTCCTTTGACCTCACACATCACTCTCCTATATCGGAACGGAACTTTGACTGTGAGTACACGACCATCCAAAGGATCATCCACGTTTTGGTTCACGAGAAGGTGCATTCTCGAGGCGTGTATGTCAGAGATGATCGTCGCGAGTTTCGAAGGAACCACCAAACGGATATACTTTTTATCATTAAATTCGTACATCGGTGTGTGCACTTTAACCACACACTTCATTGTTTTCTGTTACGGTACAAAAGAACTAAAACTATAAGTAACACTACGATGAATACGAGAACCTGAGAGAGGAGGAGAGGCTTGAGAGGCTGACGCGTACCGAAACATTCGTGACTCACACGCCTGGATACCTCGATAGCCGCCTCTATGCTAGAGTATGGAGTGTACCTCGGAGACATCATACCACACATGGCAACCTTCGAGCATCTACCGAAGAAAGGAAGTTGACCGTGAAGGCTGAGCACACCCGAAGATTGAGAAAAGGTCCACTTTCCATCCTCCCAATCCGCACCCCACGCGATACGCGCACTCACGGGATCGTGTAAACCCAACTGTTCGATGACTTCACGTTTTATCGTGTCTGGATCGGAATTGGTGATTTCTTCGGTGAGATGACAAATGACACACGAAATTGTTTTTCCGTCCGAAAGAACTTTAGGTTGTATTTTCCATCTCGTGTTGGCCGCTATCTCGAGATCCGTCTTGATCTGTACAGGTTCATCGTAATCGAGGAGAACGTTGATCGCACCGTACGTACTTTCTCGAACCTTTTTCTCAGCGTCGGGACCCCAATTGTTTCCTAAAAATTTGATGGCGGGGCTGTTATCCAAACACAGGAACAACATTCCGTCGTCTATGATTTTCTCATCCATGAAGGTCGCGACGTACGCATCCTCACTGTATTGTACATCCTTCAGTTCCACGCCGAACACAAAGTTGGCACCGGCGTCGAGGAGGGCTTGCTCCATGGCATCACACATGAACTTACCGGATGCGAGTTGTGTGTGAGGTGTGGATAAACCCACGTGATCCAGATTTTTTACAAATTCATAGGCGGACATCACTTCCCACGTAACACCATCCATGATGAGAGGAAGGTGTTCGATACACTTTTGACCTTCTTCGGTGAGAGTACCGAGAGCGTCTTTGACCGAGATGCTCTTGTACTTTTCGGGTTGAGCGAGAACCCGAACGAAAAAGGAAATGAGTGTTCCATAGTCTCTGAGTCGTAAAGAACGAAGAACGTAATTGACATGCTGACCATTGTCTTTGGGTTTAAAGAAATCGTTCCAATCGATTCCCATCTCCTCGAACAGAGACATGGTATTTATGAACGCCTTGTCAAAGACAATCCTGTGGGCGTGAAGGTCTCTGTACTCGGTGCTCGGTTCCCACCATGAGCCTCCCGCTGATACTTTTTTATCGTAGATGGTAATTTCGTGTTCACCCGACCTAAGTAATTCCCATGCGAGTGACATACCAGTTGGTCCCGCTCCGACAATATGAATCTTCATTCTATTGTTAACTAACAAAATATCTAAGGGCTTATAGAAAAAAGTATACTGCTATTGTAAGATATGTTGTCTGTACTCAGCCAACATTCAGTGGGTGTGCCACCTGTCAAGTTGGCGGGAAATCAAAGAGTAAAAACATGGAAATTTGCAGCCAAATTTTTATGGAAGGAACGATTTGTGGAAGACAAGGCCGAACTTGGAAAGTGGACGAAGGGTGAGCTGTTGGAGCTCGGACCCACTTTTGTAAAATTAGGACAAATAGCATCGACACGAGGAGACCTGTACCCTCCCGAGTTTACACGAGAACTCGAATCTCTTCAAGACAATGTTCCAGCCTTCGATTACAATCTCGTGAAGGACAAACTGGACATGGACATCTTTAAAAGTTTTGAAGAGACTCCTTTCAAGTCGGCGAGTATAGGTCAGGTTCACAGGGCTGTACTAAAAAATGGGAAGCATGTTGTTGTAAAATTAAAGCGACCGGGGATCTATGCCACCATGAAATCGGATACCAACACGGTTCGAAAAATCTTAAAGTTTTTTCAGAGTATAGGTATCGATACTGGAAACAGTTCGGATTTTGTACTCAACGATTCCATCGAGTATCTTTTGGGCGAGGCTGATTATAAACAAGAGGTTGAAAATGCCATCATGTTTCGAAAGGCTCTCAAGGATGTCGACTGGATTAAGATCCCCCGTGTGTATAAGAAATACTGTACCGATGAAATGATCGTCATGGAATATGTACCAACAGAAAAGATCACCGAAATACAAAACAAGAAGGTGAATAAGAAAAAGGTGTGCGAGGCTCTCGTTAATTCGTACGTGATTCAGACTATGGATGTAGGCCTGTTCCACGCGGATCCTCATCCAGGTAACTTGGGTGTTTCCAAAAATGGAAAACTTGTATTTTATGATTTCGGTCTACTCATCAAACTCAGTGAAGAACTTCAAAAAGGTTTCAAGGA